ACTCGATGGTGGTCACGTTATCCACTCCTACGGCGGGTAGTCGATTCGATGTCGCGTCACGTATCGCGTCACCTAGCAGGCAGGTTAAAGCCGAATCATTCATTTTAGCATGGAGAAACCGTATGTCTTACGGCACGAATGCGCCTAATGGTTTTCAGCCCGTCAAGAAACTTGATGGATCTGCTTGGACTGGCGCGACCAACCCTTATCAAATCACAAGCACCTACGCGACTGCATTGTTCCGTGGCGACCCTGTAACAACTCTTTCTGACGGCACACTTGGCGTTGGCGTTGCTGGCGCTACCTGCATGGGCGTGTTCTGGGGTGTCAAGTACACCGACAGCACTGGCGTCGTAAAGTTCATGAACTACTGGCCCGGCAACCCCGGCGTTCTCACCGGCTCGGTTGTTGAAGCGCTCGTGATTGACGATCCGAACACAGTGTTCTCGATTCAAGAAACAAGCGGCACCGGCACTGCTGGTACGCCACTTGCTCTCGCTGATCGCGGCCTGAACATCAACTTCCTCTACACTGCTGGTTCGACTGCAACGGGTACTTCCGCTGTTTCGATCAACAATGCTACGGAAGCCGACACCAGCACGCTGAACTGCAAAATCCTCCAGCTCGATCCGACTCCGGGTAATGCTGTTGGCGCCTTTGCTAACTGGCACGTTGTCCTCAACAACCACTTCTATCGTGGCGGCACAACCGGCATCTGATAAGCCAGTAGGGAGAATTCAAAATGGCTATTAATACAACCGCAATCCGCGACCTGCTCCGGCCCGGTCTAGCCGCCGTATTCGGCGACTATCCGATGTATCCGGGCCAGTGGTCGGAAATCTTCGAAAAGCACACGTCCGATAAGGCCGTTGAAATCGAAGTCGAAGTCAAGCTGCTCGGCTTGGCGCAGATCAAAGCAGAAGGTGCCTCGACCGCTTACGGCGAAATGGGTCAACGCTTTGTAACGAACTATGTAAACCGTTACACCAGCATTGGTTTCATCATCACCCGTCAGGCGATCAAGGACAACTTGTACCAATCGTCGTTCCCACTGCAGGCGAAGGCTCTTCGTCAGTCGATGGAACAGACCAAAGAAGTTCTCGGCGCATCCGTTCTTAACAACGGCTTCTCAGCCAGCTTCCCAATTGGTGATGGTCAACCTCTGTTCTCGACGGCTCACCCCATCGAAAACGGAACCGTTGCCAACACCTTCACGGTACAGGCCGACTTGAACGAAACGTCGCTTCAGGATGCCATCGTTGGCGTTCAGCGCTTCCGTGATGCTGCGGGCCTCCGCATCATGACAAAGCCTACGAAGCTCATCGTTCCAGCAGAACTGCAGTGGACAGCAACTCGTTTGCTTCAATCGCAGTTCCGCGTCGATACAGCGAACAACGACATCAATGCGATCTACAACAACTCTGCGGTTCCGCAGGGTCATCGCGTTAACATGTTCCTGACCGACACGAACGGCTGGTTCTTGCTCACCGACGCTCCTAACGGATTCAAGCACTATGAGCGTGAATCTCTCGAAACCGATGTCTACACGGACTTCGACACCGACAACCTCAAGGCGAAAGCCATTGAGCGTTATTCGTTCGGTTGCTCGAACTTCCGCGCAGGCTGGGGTTCGCAGGGCGCTTCCTAATCGGATAAGGGGGGTGGCATCCGTCACCTCCCTAATTTTGGAGAAAATTTATGACTCACTTCTCTGATGGTGTCCGGGCAGGTAGAAACTTTGCTAATAACGGCACGGCTTCGCAGCCGGGCGTCTTCATGTCGCCGATCAATGTTTATGACGTTGTTCCTGTGGCCTTGGATGCAGATGGTATCTGCGCTCAGCAGACGCTTGCTGCGGCAGGAAATGCTCTGCTCAACGGCGCGTTGGCATCAGGTGGTACTGTCACCCTTGACGTTCCTCGCAACGTCATTGTTGATGCCGCTGGTGCGGCTACGGCTGTTCTGACGATCACCGGCGCAGACGTGTATGGTATTCCAATGTCGGAAGCCATTACGTTGAATGGCACGACCGCTGTTTCCGGTAAGAAGGCATTTAAGACGATTACCAGCATTGCAGCCTCTGCTGCCGCCACCGATTTCTTCGTTGGCACTGGTGACGTTTTCGGCCTTCCGATTCGCGCAGACAGCCGTAACTATGTTCTGACTGCTTGGGGTGGCGCGTTTGTCACAACCGGCACGTTTACAGCAGCTGTTACGACAAGCCCTGCTACGACAACCACTGGCGACGTTCGCGGTACTTTTGCTCCTGCCGACGCTGCCGACGCTTCTAAGCGGCTAACTCTTCGGGTATTCGTTGCTGACGATGATACTCAGACTGGCCTTTATGGCGTAACACAAGCCTAATGATTGGGGCGGCCTTCGGGTCGCCCTAGTTACATGGAGATTGTAATGCGGGCGAAGAAGGACTTTCAGTTCAAGGCAAAGCATAAGAACCCTAAGGGTGGCCTCAATGAGGCTGGTCGTAAGGCGTACAATGCAGCCACTGGTTCAAACCTCAAACGCCCTCAGCCGGAAGGTGGTTCTCGTCGTGACAGCTTTTGTGCCCGAATGAAGGGTATGAAGAAGAAGCTGACATCTGCCGAGACTGCTAAAGATCCGGACAGCCGGATTAACAAATCACTCAGAGCGTGGAACTGTTAACATGCGTGGAAAAAAGAATTTCATTGCCGAGGCTATCAAGAAGCCCGGCGCACTTCGTAAAGCGCTTGGCGCTAAGGCTGGCAAGCCGATCCCTGCAGGGAAGCTAGAGGCAGCCGCTAAGGCGCCCGGTAAAATGGGCCAGCGCGCCCGCTTCGCTATGACACTTAAAGGAATGAAATAATGGCTGATGCAGTAACTTCTCAGACGCTAGTCGATAATCAGACCACCGCTGTCATGCTGTTCACAAACATTTCGGATGGCACTGGCGAGTCTCTGGTAGCGAAAGTGACCGCTGCCAACCTAGCTGCCAACGCTCTTGGTCAAGCCTGCACGGGCGTAAGTGTTCAGAAAATCCATACAGCATGTCACGGGATGGAGTTTCGTCTTTTCTGGGGTGCGACCAGTAACGTGTTTTTCTTTGGTTCCGCCCAAAACGACCAATGTACATTCGACCTGTCAAATTTTGGCGGACTTCGCAACAACGCTGGCGCCGGCAAAACTGGAAATATTTTGTTAAGTACTGCTGATGCGACTAGTGGCGATACTTACACACTCATCCTTGAGATGACGAAATATTATAACTAATAGGAGTTAATCATGATCCTTCGTCGATACACAAACGCAAATGGTGACCAGCAGGAAATATCCCTTTCTCAGGAAGATTGGGAAAAGGTGACTGAAGAGTCGCTTGAAATGCTGCTTGGCTTTAAGAAGGCTCCTGCACCAAAAGCTGCCGCTGAAGAAGCGCCTGTTGCTGAGAAGGCTACAGCTAAGAGCAAGAAATAATGCGCGGGAAGAAAGAGTCGCGTGTGAATGAGGCTGGCAACTATACGAAGCCAGACCTACGCAAGCGCCTCTTTAACAGCATTAAAGCGCGTGAGACTCAAGGCACTAAGGCAGGGCAGTGGTCCGGGCGCAAGGCACAGCTTCTAGCTAAGTCCTACAAAGCCAAAGGTGGCGGATATGCCGATTAGAAAGACCCAGCAGTCCCTGAAGGACTGGACTGATCAGAAGTGGACTACCAAGTCTGGTAAGCCGTCCAGCAAAACTGGTGAGCGCTATCTTCCCAAAGATGCCATTAAATCGCTGACTTCATCTGAATATGCTGCTACAACCAAAGCCAAGCGTGAAGGTAAAAAGGCTGGAAAGCAGTTTGTAGCCCAGCCTAAATCCATCGCTAAGAAAACGGCGAGGTTCAGATGACTACATCTAATTCATATACGTTTGGCAACACCGAACAGATCGATATTATAACCGAAGCGTATGAGCGCGTCGGTCGTAATCCTGCATCTCTGGCATCAAATGACATCGACAGTGCGCGCCGCTCGATCAATTACATGTTTTCAGACTGGGCGAACAATGGACCAAATCTATGGGCCGTGGATCTTCAGAGTATCGTTCTGACTCCGGGAACGCTGTATTACGATCTAGAGCCTCGCACGGTTTCATTGCTTCAGGTGTACACCCGCACCACATCTGGGGGCATTAACACTGATCTGATGATGTCGCCAATCAGCCGGGCGGAATACGACGCTCTGCCTAACAAGGCGCAGGCCGGGGATCGCCCGTTCCAGTATTATTTTGAGCGTACAATAACGCCGCGAATATATCTTTGGCAGGTTCCGCAGGCTGCTGGCGTTACGCTGTTCTATCACCGCATGAAGATCCAAGAGGACGCAGGCGACTTTACCGACAGCATGGATGCGCCGAACCGCTGGATGGAAGCTATCGCTTCAGGTCTTGCTGCCAAGCTGGCGGTAAAGTTTGCGCCCGACCGGCTTAGTTTCCTTCAGGGTTTAGCGGATAGTTCATACGACCGCGCTGCAGCTGAAGATCGCGAAAAGGTTCCACTTCGTATCACTATAGATATGCAGGGGTATTAAATGCAGTACGGATTCGGACGCGGTAAAAAACACCGGACGCAACCGGATTTCGACGCCAAGTCGCCACGCGGCCTTGCAATCTGTGACGGCTGTGGATTCATGGTTCAGCACACGGAGCTGCGTCAGAAGAAAGACTATCGTGGCGGATCTGTGCCGGTTAGCCTAAGCCTTCAAGTTTGCGCTTCTTGCGATGACGTTCCGCAGCCATATTTCAGTCGCTTGCTTCTACGAGCCGATCCCATACCGCTAAGAAACCCTCGCCCGGATTCGCAGGATGCGCAGACGAACGCTCAGGAAACCGCAGCTAACGCACTCTCTGTCTACCTCAACATATTATACGGACTGGCATAATGGCAAACGCAAAGATTACAGACCTTACAGCAGCCACTACTCCTCTTGCGGGGACTGAGCTTTTTGAAACGGTTCAGAGCAGCTTTAGCCGTAAGGTGGCTGCATCAGACATCGCAGCAAGCGCGACGAACGTCCGCACGGTTGCGACTGGTGGCACTGGCGCTGCAACGCTGACAGGCTACGTCAAGGGTAACGGCACGTCGGCTATGACGGCTGCTGCTACGATCCCTTATGCTGATCTTGCGGGACGTGCGTTTGCTCAGCCATCAAGCACCGCCGACCAGACTGGCAACGTCGCTGCCGCTACTGCCGTGACGTTCAACGCTGATTTAACAGGCACTGGCGTCAGTGTCGTTTCCAGCACGCAGGTTACGTTTGCTGCCGCTGGTACGTACATGCTCTGCCCATCCATTCAACTTTCAAACTCTGCCGCCGCTGACCACGACGCGACTATCTGGTTCCGCAAGAATGGAACCAATATTGCCAACTCAGCCACAATCTTGACAGTTCCAAAAGTGGGAGATGGCGGTACTGCCGTGTTCAGCTTGTCGTTTATTGATACAGTCACCGCCGGGCAGTACATTGAAATTATGTGGCTTCCTGAAAACGTAGCTGTAACAATTGAAGCCATAGCAGCCGGCGCAATTGCCCCAGCAATCCCATCAATCATCTGCCCTGTGACGCGGATCGCGTAATGATTGAGCAGATGATCTCTCGCGTTTTCTACGCCCGCAACCTTGCCCACTTTGCTCATTGGCGCGCCAAGGGTGATGGCAGCTTTGCCAAACATGACGCTTTGGGTGTGTTCTACGACGAACTGATCGATACGATTGATCCGTTGGTCGAGGCTTGGATGGGTGCGTATGAGATGATTGGAGCCATACCTGTCCCCGAAGAAATGGAAAAAGATGCACTGAAGTGCCTTGAGTCCGATGCCGCTTGGATTGAGGCTAATCATGATAAGATCAGCAAGGGTAATCGCGCAGTCGGAAATCTGATTGACACGGTGACCGGGGTATATTTATCTGCAATCTATAAGCTACGGAATCTGCGATGATGGACACCACCACCCTCTTTACCATTCTAGGTTTTGTCATCACAGCTCTTAGCTTCATTGGTGCGCTGATAACCGTCTGGGTTAACCTCACCAACAAGCTGACGCTGCTTGAGGCGCGTCTTGGATTTGGTGACGAGAAGTTCAACGCTATCGACAAGAAGTTCGACGAGGTAATGATGCACCTTCGCCGGATTGAGGATAAATTGGATAACAAGGCTGATCGTTAATGAAGTGGTTCCTGCTACCTCTCGCGGCTCTGGCGCTGATTGGCTGCAAAGACCGCTATCGGTATGACTGCCAAGATCCTGCGAACTGGCAGCAGGAAATTTGCAAGAAGCCCAAATGCATTGCTATGGGCTACTGCACCGAGTGGTTGATAAATACGGGCGAAGAAGATGAAGCCGACTAGCGAATGGTCACCAGAGGAACTACTGCGGTTCATCGTCGGCATTGTACTGTCGCTGACACTTACATTTATTGTGGCAACTGTGCTATACTCGCTGGTGTTTGTATCGCAGCCGATGGAGGGGCAGTCCCCGAATGACGCTGAGTTTTTTAAGCTGATTAACCCGATAGCAACGTTTATCGTGGGTGCGTTAGCAGGGCTTATGGCTGGGCAGGGCAGCGGCGGCATGAAGAAAAAGCCGCCAGAAAAAGGAGAATGTGATGAGCTTCCTAAATAGTTTTGAAAGTAATAAAGACGGTGTGAACGATACCGTTGAGTTTGTCATTCGCGTGGCCATCGTCACACTGTCGGCGGTTATCCTTGTCGTCGTGCTGGCGCTTGCCGTTGGCCTGTTTGTGTCAAACGACGTTGTAAGCAGCGCAGCTATCCTTGAGACGGTCAACCCTGCATTCCAGACCATCATCGGTGCGTTTGTCGGTCTGCTTGGCGGCCTGAGCCTTAACGCCAATGCGCGGGATAAAACACCGGAGGAGCCACTGGAGTTAGACACGCCGGAGCCTGAGCCAGAGCCAGAAGCCGGTGAATTTAATAGCGTACCGTTGATCCGCCCTGTTGAGC